ATATAGTTGGTTTTGGTCTACTCATGTTATTATCTCCACAGTTATTTACCATAAACTGCGTAGATAATGTGGTTAACTGCTTAGTTAACTACCAATTTCCACCATCAACTTCGATTGTTTGAGGAGTGTCTTCTACAGGATTAGATTGTAAAAGCCTTAGGTCTAACATTAATTTTGTAATATCACCATGCAAGTTTTTTGCGTCTTGCATGTTCCATACAAAATCCTGTGCACCAGTTGCTTCGCATTGTGCAACACGATCAATAAACTTTCTAATGTATAGTCCACTCATTTGTAGTAAAAACCATCTGCTTCTTTAACTGGCCCAACATAGCCATACCGTTCAAGTAGTATTAGTTTTGGACAAAACACTATTTTTGTCTTACGTCCAATGGTTAACATGTAGTAACCAGCCGCATACCAACTCTTGGATTTTTTTTCTTTTGTATATATAGGAAGACGTGTATGAATGTTATAAACGCTATTGAAAGGCTTACAATCAGTTGGAAAGTTGTTTACTTGATTTTCAGGATATTTTATACGTTCTTTACCATCTTCAAAGTCTATTTTAGTTACATCACGTAAACTTTTGATTGTTTTGAATCTAGCATTTCCTTGTTGAGTTGTAACGAAGTAACCCTTGTTGTCTTTTTCAACAGATCCAATCTTCTTCTCGTCTTGTTTAATAACCCAAAACTTTCCGTTTACAATTGGTCTTGCTATGGTTTCACTCATTGCTTTAATGCTCCTGTATATGTTTGATTCAACCAACGTCCATACTGTTCTGCATGCTCACTTAGTCGGTTCAACTCGTATTTACCGCAGAATTTAAGGAACTTTGAACCTACTTGTCCTACGTCTTTATTGCTTAGTTGTTCATGTATGAACTTGTCAACCCTGTCTTTTATCTCTTCAGGTTGTTGTGTAAGATCAATCAACTGTTTGTTTCTGTTGTAGTCATCTAACACTCTATGTTCTTTGTCCTCATGATCAGTCCAACGTTGTAGCATCATGTTGTTCCAAGCATAGCCTTTAGCATGTCTATCTGCATATGCTTCTAGTAATCCTACTTTGTTCTTAGTGCCTTTCTTACGTACACCAGGAAATGCACTGAACACATTATCGCTACTGTCACCTCGCATGCACTTCTCAAACAACAAGTATTCAGGATCACCTAACAGTTTAGGTTCTTTTGTTTTCTTGTCTATAACCTGCTTGCCCTTAGCATCAAATATACCTTCTAGTGTAATCAAGTTATCAGTAATACCATTAAACTGTGTTACGTTTTCTGTAATCAACTGATAAAAGTCACTGTCGCTACTGATGATAACATGCTCATCTTCTGGATGTAGTGCAATAAAACGTGCAATTAGATCATCTGCTTCTGCATCACCATCTCGTAACACACTGCAATTGGTTTTTTCACGTAGGTATTGATTGAAGTCATCAAACGTGTCCCAGAACAGTTTTTCTTCTTCTTGTTCACGTTCAGATAGTGCGGCTCTTGCTTCGCTTCTATTAGCCTTGTATGGCTTGTAGTAATCCTTACGCCAACTACGACCTTCTAAACAAAACACAACATGATCAGCATCAAACTTCTTTACTACTTTGTTGATAGCAGCCATGCTTATGTGCAGTGCATAACCAACTTTCTCCCATGGGTCACTTGCACGAAAGGCAACGTGTCTTGCACGAAAAAACATATTAGCAGTGTCAATCAATAGATACTTCATAGCAATCCTTTTGTTAATAATACATGTATTATAACATTATATGCTATGATTGTCAACCTTACAATAGGTCTACGTCTATTGTACCACCTTGTTCTAGTTTTTTCAATGTGTTGTCACTTGGCGTGCCAGTTAGTCTCAATGTATATCTTTTGAATCGGCTAGCATTTCCGCTTGCATGAGGAATATTATCGTCAAAAATTAAAGCATCTCCTGCTTTCCATTGTGCAACTGCTTGTGTACCCCATTGTAGCATCTGTCCAAACTCCCAATCTTGTAAGTGTACAAGCAGTCTTATAACATTGCCTTGTCTAAAGCCTTGACTGTGTCCACAATGGCAATCTACATGCCACAATTGATAGTCGCCGATGTTTTTTTCTAAGATTATAGGTTGCACATCATCAGTAAACTCAAACCATTCTACTATTTTACACAACGTTGGGTGTTTATCAGTTTTCACAGTTTCTTTATAACCACCGTGTGTCATTGAACCTATTTCATTGTTGAGGTACCAACTTGCAAGTGATGCCGCCTTTGCACTGTTTTTAGGAAGTGCTTTTGATTTTTCTCTTATAAAGGGCAAAACTTCTTGCATTACGTTGTCAATTGCTTTTCCTCTAAATTTTAATTTTAGATTTACAACGTCGTCTAATGTTTCTTTTGCAAATTTATCGAAAGCATAATTTGAAAATTGATCTGTGTAATCATAGTAACTATCGTATTCTAGCACAGGATGTTCGATGGCATCAGGATGGTCTGCAGGTAAATTATCTTTTAATTCACCTTGGTATTCTTTTCCCATAGGTTGTTCTCCTCATATGGAATGTAGTTGTGCCCCTACAATTACTTATCTATATTAATTTGTTGTCAACTATATATTTTGTTAAAAATTGTGCCCATGTTCTATGCCCATCAACTCCGTAATGATAACTAGTAGGACTTACAGTTTCGCACTTTGTACCAACAACATCATTAAATGATGTTTCGCCATAAGGATCAATATAACTAGTGCCCCATTGCATTTTGGTTTTTATTTTACTGAAGTTATTATTCCCATTGAAAAATATATGTTTAATTTTCTTTTTGTTAAGTATCTGATGAAAATTCCATAACTTTGTATGTGCGTCTTTGGTTTTCTTTTGCCAGTCTATACCTGCAACGTATTCCTTGTATTTTTCTTCATGGCTTTTAGGCACATGGTCTGTGCCACTGGCATTAATCTGATAGTATGTGCCATTGATTAGCCATTCTTCTCGCTCCCAAGTACTCCATTGGATAATCATAAATGTACGGTATAATTCATGTTCAAATTTTTCCATCCATTGTTTGGTTGTTCTAATGATACGGTCATTTGAACTAGCACTTTCAGCATCACATATCAAACCACAACTGAGCCTATTGCTGAGTAGTTTGGAAAAACTTACTGCAAGATTATCCGGATGTGGAGACCGGCCCATCATCCAATACTTACTGTCATCTTCTGCAAATGCATGATTGTTTACACATTCTGCTGCCGCAGTATGAGAATCGCCGTTAGTATATAATATCATAATATATGATTGTCCTTGATATAGTTCATTATCCTACTTGCCCACAAATTGTGTCCGTCTGCTTTATAATGATACCATTCGTCTGCTTCACAACCTTGTGCTTTTAACCAGTGATAATAACTTTGATCATTATCATAAGGTCCTATAAAACACTTACCCCATGGATATTCGTATTTTGTGTTGAAAAAATTATACATGCAATTGAAGAACACATGCGGTATTGAACCTAGTTCCTGATGAAATTCAAATATTTTGGTATGCCAGTGTTTGCATTTTGTATTAAGTGTTTTTTGTGTTTGATTTGGAACCCATTGTTTGTATTGATCTTGCAACTGTGTTGGTAAAGCATCGTGACCACTGCTGTTTACATTATAAAATTTATTATTGTACTGCCACTCTTCGCGTTCCCAAGTGCTCCAACCAATAATAATTAAATCTGGTGTTGTATGTTTTAAATAATCACGTGTGCGTCTAATAATACTAGTGTTACTGCAACCTCCAATAGCCTGATTAACAAACTCAGTGCCAAAGTTTTCACCTATTACATCAATATAACTCCATGACGCAGTATGACTATCCCCATTGGCATATAGTAGCATTACTTTACCTCAGTGTATCCATCACCAAGGTCACGGTTTTTAACATATCGTATCTCTGGATCAGCTTGTTGTTGTTCGTATGTTTCCATCACTACGTTACGGCAAACATTCTGAAACCATCTATCAACAATGTCATGCTCTGGTTCGCCAGGTTTCATTTGATATCCTGCCCTAACAAGATT